CCCTCGACGAGCAAGGCAAAAAGTGTAACATACCTTTGTCACTCTCATCGGTAGACTTTCCCCCAGGTACCGATATTAAAAACCTCTTCCCAGTACACGAAAAGTACGAAGAGCAAGTCACCGCATAACACTACACTTTTAGCCGTTTCGGCAGCTAAAAGATGCTCCTCCGCCCTTAGTAAGTCGCTGGCAATAAGAGGACGCTTTTATGAGACCCACTAAGGCGAGGAGCTTTTAAATAACCTTTAAACACCATTTAAAAATGAAAAAAGCACTTATATTTTTAGGACTATCATTACTATTTTTCTCTTGTGGAAAAAAGAACAATGAACAAACAAACAAAACAGAGGTCATTACAGGGTTTGTAGTAGACAAAGAAATTATAACAGCCCATACAACCTTCCACTTTGTTGGAAAAGTACGCACAAGCACCTATCACCCTGCAAAATATTATATGTATGTTGCCAACAAAGAAGGTACTAACAAAATAACAATATACGAAAACGACTACAAAGAGTATAACGCAGGCGACTATGTAAAAGTAACAGTTAAAAATGAATAATATGCCCACAATAAAACCCCATCAGATTCGTATCCTCCAAACCCTTTTAGGCAAACGCTTTAAGGACAGAGAAGCCCGCCTACAATTCGTATGTAGTTTTATAGGACGAGAGCTCCCCAGCACCAAAAATCTCACCGAAGACGAGTTTTTTGCCCTCGCCCAGCACCTTGGTTACCATTTCGAGATGCACGCTTACTTTAATATCGAAAACAAGCAACAACTAAAGCTATTATCCCTATGCCACGAACTCGGATGGCGCGATACAACCAACCCCAAGTATGCCGACATAAAACGCCTTGGTAAATGGTTTTGTAGTAGCAAAAACCCGTTCAAAAAAAGCCTCCAAAACCTCACCCCCAGTGAGGTCGGCAAGGTCAATAACATATTCGAGAAAATGCTCACCCAACGCTATGAAAGAAAGTAAAAAAGGGGGCAGGTGTCAGCTGTCAGGTGTCAGTTCTGCCACGTCCGACACATCATTTGTCATTTGTCATTCGTCATTAAACACCTGCCCCCACAAGCATAAAGAGCTCCGCACCCTTGCCCACTACGTAACCGTAGAAGTAACTGCCCTATTCTGCAAAGACTGCGGTACACAACTCACCAAAGAAGAGTGGAATGTATAACAATTTAAACACAAAATACAATGGAAATAGACGATTATGATATAAGTTACTCCTCAATATGCGATAGGATTAATGGAAACCCTCAAGCAGCAAAAAAAGAGCTATTGCGTTTGTGCAATATGACTGTAAAAGCAGAAGAAAAAGTTAAAAAATTAGAAGAGGAACTAAGTGAGGCAAAAACTGATGTAAGATTTTTTAAAAAAGGCATATACAACACCTTTCATTACTTCCGCAACCAAATTGGCAAACTACCCTCCTCTGTTATCCTCCGTGAGGGAAATACGATATACACCATTAAGTACTTAGATGAAGATAACATTACAATAAAAGTTGAAAAAGAAAGTTTTTAATTACTAAAACACAAAGAAAATGAACACACAAAAATACACCACTTGGCTTGTCCCCCTCGACATTGCCAAAAAACTCAAAGAAATAGGGTTTAATGAGCACTGCCCTTTTAGTATGGATAACTATTGGAGTTTTGTAGATTGCTCAAAAGACGGGAATGGTTTTTTCGATTTAGAGGGAAAAAACCATAACATATATAAAGATGTATATAGTATTCCCACTTGGGAGCAAGCCCTCGCTTGGTTCAGAGCAAAAGGCTATTATGGCAACCTCGAAGCCACCAGCAAAGGTACTTCAGCCTACATCTTTTACCCCGAAATAAGACAACGGAGAATTTTGGGAGTTTGCCTACAAAGAAAGCTACGAAGAAGCTCGTGAAACCCTTTTACTTAAACTAATAGACCTCTATAAAACAGCAAACCAATGACCTACACCGTAACCCTACACCGTACCCACACACTGCTAAAGCTCACCTACAAAAAAGGTGAGCTTTGCAAAATAGAAATCAAAAGCGGAGGGCTCAACAGTCAGCAATACCAACAACTTGGAGCTATCCTACCCCCACAAGAGGAAGATATAGAACGCTACCAAGAGCAATGGAACGGCAGTGTGTCCTACACTAAAGACGAGCATCAAACTGCAAGCCTTTACACCCAATTCTTAGACGAGTGGTTTGGCTTCTACAATCGTCTATACGGATTTCCTCCCAAGTTCACTGGTGCCGACGGCAAAGCCCTCAAGCAAATCATTAGCTACCTGCAACAAGTATCAGCAAACGACACTGAAGCCCTTTCCACGTGGCAATACCTATTGGGCAATTGGCAGAAGATGGATGAGTTTCACCAACGAAACACCGATTTAAAATACATCAATTCACAACTTAACAAGATATTACAAAATGCAAAACGAGGTAACAGTAGTGCAAAACAAACTTACAGCACTGATTTCAAACGAAAGATTCTTGAGGGTATATTCACCCAATAACTGTATGAAGCACAGTTACAAACTCAAAACCATAGCCGAAGCTATCAACCTGCCAACCCCCTCCATTAGTAGCATACGAAGAGACTATGGTGCAACAGCTTGTGAAAGTTATATAATGTTATGGCTCGTATATCTAAACGAAATGTTAGCCGTAAGTCGCCCAATGAGCGAAGAACAAATAAGCCTTTGCAGTAGCCAAATAATGAACGATTACGGTTACTTAAAACTTACCGAAATATCATTTATATTCAAACGCGTACTATCGGGTGAATACGGCGAATTTTACGAACGATTAGGCATAGATAAAGTGCTTAGATTTTTTAGAGAATATGACAAAGAACGCCTACAATATATAGACGATGAACGCCAACGCGAACACACCGAATTTCGCTACCAAGAGCAAAAAAATGAAACTCCTTTAGACGACTTTAAACGCAAACTAAAAAAAGCCTACCGACTAACAGAACGAAAGACGAGAGACGATTAAATTCGCCTCTCGTCTTTTGTATTTTGTAATTCGTAATTATTTCATACCTTTGCACTATAAAATCAATTTCTTAAAAGCAATGCCTCTAAAAACACCCAATAAAAAGCAGGGTTACCAGCGTAACCAACTCCTCCGATACAAAGCAGTAATGGACGAGTTCAACCGCCACGACTATCGCTATATGCCTATTTCGGTAATATGGCGTGAGTTTATATACCCCAAGTTCTTTATATCAAGAGGCACGCTTTACAAAATTCTAAGTATAGATGTAGATACCGAGCTACAAGCCTACGCCTAATCTACAATTTGCTAATTATATATTTTGTACTTCACAACTGTAATACACTTCATACTCTTGGAGCCCATCATCGCGAAGGGTTCTGTTCTGCGAAGTCCTAATAAGTGGCGAAACATTAGGCAGTAATGATACTCCGTGTAGTTGCTGGTGTATTTTCTCAATAATACCCCATATTGCCCACACCTCTTCTTTTTGTCTCCTTGGGGCTTGCATACTACTATTGGTAAGCCTCATATTAGCCACCGTAATTTTTATCTGTACAGTTCCTATCTGTCGTTGTAGAGGTTTTTTAGTAATATCTTTGCCTAAGTTAGTGAATTGCACTTGTTGCACATCAATCAGCGCACAAGGGTATTGTACAGGCATATTAGGACTGTAATAGTCTAACTGTCCCCAGTTCTCATCTATGTGTTTAAGTTCTGCAATCTCGCTTACTTTCTGTTGTATTTTTTCTAATAATGCTTTCATTGGTGTATGCTATTTAGTAGTTCTTTCATATTAAAATTTACAATATCATTTACCATTCGTTTTACTTCTGTATGGTCGCCGATAAATTGTCGCTTGGGTATTTTTAGTTTGTCGCCTACCTTTTTTAAAGCAAGGGCTTTCCAGTGCTCTGCTTCTACTGAAAAAGCCTTTTGTGTAGCCCCTTTGCGCCCTTTAGCTTTGTAGTACATTGCCCAAAAATAACGCTTTATTTTGGCTGTTACTTCCACTTCACCGCCATTGTTTTGAATATCGGCATAAGGCACTGAGCTTGTCCAGCGTACAGTAGTACCTTCAATGTTGCTACGAATAGACCGCCTTAGTGTAACTGTACGTATCATCAGTGAGCCACGTCGATTAGGTATAAGGGTATTAGCCCATTTATCATCAAAGAACGCTTTACGCTCAAAATTGCGGTCAAACGCCTCTGTGAGCTTTACTTTCGTATCTGTTAAGATGTGATTTAAAAAGTCTTTAAACTCCATTTAAAAAAGTTTTGTGTTTATTTGCTTGTTGTTTTGTTTTTATTTTGTACTTTTGTTGCCTAAAATACATTTATAGAATGGAAACGATTTTTGACCACAACCCCACACAATCAGAGTTAAACGCTCTTAGGTTTGATGCCTTATCATTTACACTTAAATTTGGCATTGAACTAAATGAGAAATTAACCCCTGATAGTTACAAAAAGCATATCACAAAAGAATTTGCTTTTTATGATTTAGCTTGCCTCTTTGAGGAAAGAGGAGATATGGATAAAGCCGAGCAGTATTGGCAACAGCTTCCTAAAGCCTATAAAGAATATGGTTTAGGGTATGATGCTATTGCTACCGCTGTATAGCAAAAAACTCTGTTATCTTCTCCCCTATATTAGAATAATCACTCATTAAATGAGGTTTAAAAAAATCAACAGCTTCACGCTCCTCTATACCGTTGTTTTTCAATCGCTCTCTGAAGTTTTTAATCCAACCACTATATCCATATCCTTCATCTAAAATTCTTTGTTGGTGTGATGCTCTTCCTCCAAGTCTTTCAATAAATTCATTATAGGTGTGTCGTGCTATAAATTCATTGATAGTTTCCATACTTTCTGTTTGTCTCCTATTAAGTTGTACCGGTCGTGTTTGAGTTTTGGCGTGTAATATTTCGTGCCATAACGACTCTAAAGCATACTCTTGTTTGAATGTTAAAGCCTCTCCTTTCTTTATAGCTCCTAATGCTTCTCGTAACTGTCCTGCAGGGTTAAAACCAATGCTTGTAAAGGTATGAGTACTTATTTTTATAGTAGATTGGCTACTCCATTCATTAGTATTGTTATTAAAATACATTGAGTGTTGCATTAAAAAGTTGGTAGAACTTGTAAAGCTCACCTCTTCGAGCCCTCTTCTAAAGTCGTTAGGGAATAATTCAGCATATTTTAGCAATACATTTTTTACCTCCTCTCTTGTGGGGAAGTCTCTTCTTATGAGCTCTTGCAAATTAACTGAAGTTCTATTATTCATTGCTTCTAACTCTCTTTGTACATGCCCAGCTCCTACTACTTGAGTATAAGTATTAGTGGGTGGAAATACCTTCTTTTCCTGCCCTGGGTTAAAGCGAAACATCTCCAATTTATTCTTTCCACTCTTGCCTATCTGGGTAGTGGCTTCCTCTCCTGCCTTTTTGGCAGTTTCGGGGTTGCTTTTGGTGTTTTCACGTGCCAATACTTCTACAGCTGTACAGCGGCAACGCCAGCCATTAGGCGGGTAGTACTCCGTCCAAAAGGCATCGTCTTTGGGCAAACATATTCCTGCCAAAGCGGCGTGGCTTTGCCTTACTCGCTCATCACCTGCGGTGCGATATTCCAACCAATAACGGCTCGTGTCGGTTTGTAGGTTAGCCCAATTAGCGGCACTTTGGGCACTCTGTACAGCGAACTGGTACTCGGCTTCTAAGTAGTTACGGTTATAGGTGTTATTCAGTTTTAGTATCTCCTGTTCAAACTGATAATAAGGGCATATATTGCCCTGCTCGTCTTTTAGTTTGCTCCGTGCCTCAGTGAGCTGTGTATGGGTTTTGAGCCCTGAAAAGATAAATACATCTTTCTCTAAATAGGTTTTCATCTCATCGGGTACTTCGTGAGGGATAGCAGTGTTAAACACTTCAGCGGTAGCGGTAATGAGGTCGCGGTAGGCTTTGTATTTGGTAAGGTCTTCGGGTTTATAGGTGCCTTTTTTATGCAAATAGTCAAACGCTTTCTTAGCCACCTTAGTGAGGTCTTTCTCCCCTCTACTTGGGAGAGGGGCAGGGGGTGAAGATGCTAATCTTGCTTCTTGGCACGCCTGACAATCGCAAGGAGCGTATTGGTTTTGTAGGTTCAGGTGTAGTGCCCCGAAATAAGTGTCGGGGCTTAGTCGAAAAAATCTAAGGTGAGTTTTTGAGGCGTGGCAGGGGCTTTTTGCCCTGTAACCTCAATGCCGAATTTTTCTTTTAACCACTCATCTGATACTTCTTTATAAGGTAGTATTTCCTTAGTGCGTGTCCACAGTTCGCCCAAGTCCTCCACTTGGTCATACACGAGCGATAAGCCCTCTTCGGGGAGTACCCCAATGGCGTATAGGGCAGGTAGTACTTTATCGTTCATATACTGCTCTACCATAGTTTGGTCGGCATCCACAAGGGCTTGTAGCATATCCTGTGAACTGACCTCCTTACCCTTACTACCATACTTAGTATCTTGCCCTATGATAGCCCCCGAGATAAGTAGGGAGATGTTATCACGGCAAAGTTTTATGAGTCCGTTATACACTTCACCTGTAGCAGGTACCCCATTGGTTGCCCACTCGAATTGTTCGGTTTCGTCGATGATAAACCAAGCGGCAGCCCCCATATCGGTCATCATCTTCTCGGCACGTGCAAGGGCTTGGCGGTCACGGGTGTTTGTCTTCATTACGCGGGGAGGTATGCCATATATCTCGCACAACTCCGACCAGCAACTTTGCGCAAAACGACTGAAAAGTATATGCGGTATTGCCTGATTAATAAGCCCCAAGTCGCCCACCTTACCAAAGTCTAACAACCACGTGCCGTATTCAGAGGCATTCATATAGTCTAACCCCTTATCATCGGTGTAGTCTTTTAGGATAATACCCTTTTGAGGTATTACATTTTGGCGGGGTACTAAAGCTACTTCTACATCCGAAAAAGGCACCTCATTACTGCCCGCAGGTGCTACCTGCCTATTGAGCTCTATAAGGGTATAGCCAAAGTACTCACTATCTAAGATGTGACTTATAATATCATTAAACCAAACCGACTTTTGTAATGCTTTGGTCAGCTCTTCGTGTGTCTGACCATTAGCCTTTTGTATGCTGAAGTTAGCCGAAATAGTCTTTAGCTTTCGGTTCTTTATTTGTGAGGTAGTATGCGCGTCAAGCATCATATCACGCACGAGATTATAGTAGGGGAACGTTTTGGGGTTCTCAACATTCTCCGCCATTGCCATTGCATTTTTCCACGTGAGTACATCGGCACGAGTGCGTGCCATTGATTTTGGCACAATATTGCGGGTAGGTTGCAGAGTGTTATTCCCTGCTTTCTTAGGTTTCTTATAGTTCTTATAGGATTTCATTGCTTGTATTTTCCTTTAACATTAATACCTTTCTCGGTGATTTGTAGTACTTCGGCACTAAAGCCGTCTGCTTCTAATTGGATGCGTATATGCCTATCAAGGGCGCGGGTAATACTGCCATTCTGTGCCTGCTGAATATTACAGCCCGTAATAGGCGACTCCTTCCATTCTCCTTGCTTGGAGAGCAAAAGGAACTCTACGTGTTGGGCAGTACTTTCATTAGTGACAAAGTCGCCCCCTACTACCTCCAAATCATATTCAGTTGTTACGGTTATATCTTTCATAATAATTGCCTACAGGTGTCCTCATTTATTCGTGATTGTACTTTTTACGAGAACCATATACAAAAGGGGTTATTTGCTTTTCTGTTTCCTCCGTACGAGGTACAATAGGCAGCGAACTGATATTCACCTCACCCTTAGCAAGCCTTTTAAGGTACTCTATCGCCCTATCATAACGTTCTTTGGCGTGATCATAGATAATATCAGCATTGCACAGATCTACAATATACCACTTAGCTACCGATAGGCAAAGACTCACAACAAGGGCGTTTCTTTCCTCTCCTCGCTTGGCAAAGATAGCCTCCGTATCGTATCGAGGGCGACCGTCAAGGTATTCCTTTTTGTCATTGGTGTAGAAGTACGATTTTACTTCCTGCTCAGCAGTATCTAACGCCTGCAGTAATATACTCTCGTCCCCTTCGGTTATCTGCTCCACTTGGTAGGAGTAGATATTATTCTTTAAATCTTCTTTTACTAAAAACATATCAATAATGGTTATTAACTCTCGCCCCGAAGGCGTATTGGTTGCTACTTTGCCTGTTGCGACCTATGAGCCATTTAAAAGCTCCGTGCACGGCATCGGGTCCATCATCGTGGGCACCAGAACCTTTTTCAAAAGCTAAGAACTGGTCAATAAGCACCTGCATATCCGCGTCTTTCTGTTCACTATTGAACCACACATTTTTGCGCTCAAAATAGCCCGCAAGGCTCTCTATACGGTCAAATTTATCTGCCTTACTTCGTTTGTCAGCTACGATAGGGATATAGTACCCTCGTTTGTCGCCCTCTTGGTCAAAGTCGCTTACAAACTCATCCATCGCAAAAAGTCCCTCAATCATATAACGTACATTGTAGCGGTCTAAGCGATACTTCTCATACTGGTCATACAGCCATTTAGCACAATGCGCACGGCTTTTTTGCTGCATATAGCACAGCAGTATATGGAACTCCTTGCCTATATTGCCCACCAAAATCAGGGCTTTGTAGTCCGCATTTTCCTTATACGACAAGTCCCCATAGAAGCACAAATTATCATACTTAGAAAGCGGCAGTGCCTTTTTATACTGAATATCTTCGTACTTAAAGATAGCCCCATCCTCAATATGCGTGTGCATATACTCCCGCATAAACGAGCGATAGGGCATACTTTTAAACTTATTACGCCAGTACTCCGCCGAAGTCTTTTCAGGCCATTCAGGAGTAAAGTCCTGCAAGTTTTTTACCGCACACACCGTAAGTATTTTGAACTCTGTTTGCGGACTATCCTCATAACTACCCTCTTCCTTGGGCGTGTTAATTACCTCATTGAAGTACGTTTTAAGGCGGTTCGTGATCGAGTTTTTGTGGAAGTTATTGTTAGCAAATACAAAACGTTCAGTAGCGTTGTCTTCGCTGTCAAAACACCCCCATACATCTTCGGTAATATAATCTACACTTTCACGCATAATACGGTCGTTGTGGATAGACTTTTTGCTATCCACATCATCTACCACTATATAGTCGGGGCGCTCCGATTGTTCTCGTGCCCCTCGCGGGTTTTGCCCAAAACCAAGCGACATAAACCGAACCCCATCATTAGTAACAAACGAACCATCCGACCAATCTCCTACGGAAGCTCTTTTGCCGTAATCATTCTGCAAGCGGTTGTTATGCTCCAGCTGTGCCTGTATGCCCGACAGCAGCTTCTTAGCTTTAGGTTCAGTCTCGCCCACCAAAAGCATAAATCGCAAATCACCCTTAGCAAAATACAAGTACAGCGGTATTCCCATATCTATATGTACCGACTTCCCCGCCGAGCGGTACATCTCGGCAAGCAAGCGCAAGCGTTTATTGCCTACTATCAGCTTAGCCAGCTGGACGTGAAACCACGCACACTTCTGTTTGGCATAGTTAGGGAAATAGTATTCAAACCATCGCACATAATCACCCTCCAAGTTCTTAATACGAGCCGCCTTTTCTTTGGCTGTTTCGTGTATATTTACCGAAGTAGCCTTAGCAATCAGCAGGCAATGCTTGTCGTAATCGGCTAAGAGTTTAGCATATATCTTATCGTTCTTGCTCATTTTTTACTTTTAGTTGTAAGAATTGTTTGTGATACTTGGTACATTGAGCGGCAAAACCCGCGTCCTGTTGTGATATAAACATATCCAGTTCCTTCAGCACTTTATATACAGTGGTAGGGTCTGCCTGCGTTTCGCACCTATCTAAGGCAGCCATTAACTTACCCACATCAGAAGCCGAGAAAGTAGGCTCTTGTCCATTCATTACCCTAATAGTCTCAGCTTGTAGCTTCTGTTTGATAATCGTAGGCGAAGCGTGGAATCCCAGACGCTTGTCCTCCCAATCATACTTCTTTACCCACTCACCAATAGTAGCAGGGCGTACTCCGTAGAGCTCCGCTACTTCTGCTTGGGTAACCTCAATATTTTCAATATAATATTGTTCTGCCTTAATACGTGTTTGTTCTTTATTTCTTGCCATTTTTTGTGGCAAAATTCCTACAATTATGACACTTATAAAACAAGTTGTTCAGTCCTTGAACAACTTTGTCCAACCCTTGAACAGTTTTGTCCAACCCTTAAACAACTATTTGCACACTCGACAGAAGCTCACGAATTTTGCCCCGAAAATGATTAACAAAAAATGAAAGCCTATGCCTAAATTTATATTGAATGATGAAGCAGTGGTCAATTCTTACGGCTTTAGAATCCTAACTGCAGGAATTGATCTAACACGCTTCAAACTCAACCCTGTAATGCTTGATGGGCACATTCAGAGCAATCAGAATGTTATAGGAAGTTGGAAAGACATCACCCTTGAAGGGGGTAAATTGCTCGCTGAACCGATATTTGATATGGAGGACGACAATGCTAAACTTATAGCAGGAAAGGTAGAACGAGGTATTATCAAGGGGGCAAGTATGGGAATAATGTTTTCTAAGAAAGATTTAGCTAATGAAAACGGAGATATGGTGCTTAAAAACTGTTCCCTTTTTGAAGTATCTATTGTAGCCGTACCCAGTAATGCCAACGCTTTGCGATTACAAATGGACGGCAAAGAACTTACCGAAAAAGAAATAAATGAGCTATGCCTATCATTGACGGATAAAACAATTAACACAGATAACAATATGAAGATACAACTTACACAATTAGCCTTAGTAGCCTTGGGTATGAGTGCCAACACCAAGGAGCTATCTACAGACGAAATAGAGTCTGCTATCTTGGCACTTTCTAAATCACGAGACGAACTGCAAGAAAAACTCACCCTTTCAGAAGAGCAGCTTAATGCTTTTATAAATAAAGAAAAAGCACAAAAAGCAGCCCTTACTATCCAAATGCTTGACGAGGCAGTAAAAAGCGGTAAAATCACCGCTGATAAACGACAAACATTTGCTGATTTAGCGGCTAAAGATTTTGATTTGGCAGAAGCTACTTTCGAAGCTTTGCCTACTAAAAAGAAGCTTTGGTACAGGTGTTACCACACCCGCAGGAACCACTGGAGTAACTACTATGGACGATTTTCAAAAACTCTCCTTAGATGAGAAGTTGGCTTTCAAAAACAGCAACCCTGAAGCCTACCAAAAATTGGTTGCTTCTATTTAACTCCGTAGCACAGTAAGCATTTAAATAATATTTAAAAACCTTTTGAAAACAGAATTAACTATGGCAATGAATTTTCCAGAAATATGGGAGGCACGCGTACGACAAACCCTTTCACAAGGAGCCGATGCCGACTTCTTAGATGGCGTGCAAGAACTCGATGGCGATGTAACCCAAATGGGCGAACACAACGTAATTCACATCCCTACTACTGAGTTCAAACCCGATGTACTTATTAATAACAGTACATACCCCCTCGCTATCCAAGACTACACCGACAACGAAGTAGTGGTAAAATTGGACAAGTATCAAACAAAACCTACAAAGGTTACCGACGACCAAACTATCGGGGCGAGCTACAACAAAATTGATGCGGTTACCCGTAGCCACACCAATGAAATTAGCGTTACCAAGTATAAAAAAGCATTACACGCTATTGCTCCCGACCAAAACACCGCTGCTACTCCAGTCCTCACCATTGCAGGTACTGAATGTACTTACAACGACATTGTAGCCCTCAAAGAAAAATGTGATAAAGCAAAATGGCCTCTCAAAGGTCGCCGCCTTGTATTGTGTTACGACCACTACAACGCCCTCCTCAAAGACCGTGAACGTTTCGGCGACCAGCTTATCAACTATCGCAACGGACAAGTATCACCAGTGATTGCAGGCTTTGAAATCAAAACCTACGAACAACACCCTCACTACAATGCCGCAGGACAAAAAATCGCTTTTGACCAAGTGCCTACAAGTACCGATAAACCCGCTTCAGTAGCCTTTGTAGTAGATGCCGTACGCAAAAAAACAGGGCTCACTAAGCAGTACTATTCCGGAAGCTAAGCAAGATACCCAAAACCAAGCAAATCTCTTGGCGTATCGCCACTACTTTATTGCTTTGCCTTTGGAGAAAAAGTATATCGCCGCAATGAAATAATGTTTAACCCAAAAAGGAGGAGGAGCCTCAGAAAAGCCCCAAAGTAACTCAATTAGCACGCTTTTTTCTGCAACCTTTCCCCCCCCTTTACTAATAACACAAAATCTATGGATACCATATTCAATGATAACCCAAATTTAGATGTAGCCTACAAAACCGCTGACGGCAAATACTTCTACACCGAAAATAGCGCACAAAACTACGCCCTCACCCTCAAAAATAAAGAGGTAAAAAAAGTAGTACGTACAGAAGATGCAACAGAAAAAGAGAAAGTAAAAAATGAGGTCGTTACTGAAACACAGAAGCCTCAAACAGTAGAAACCATTGAACCCTCAGAGCCTTCAGAAAACCCAGAGCCCTCAGAAAACCCAGAGCCCTCAGAAAACTCTGATAGTTCAGAAACCCCAGAGCCTTCAGAAAGCTCAGAGCCCTCAGAAGAAACAAAGCCCAGCTTTGAACTCAAACCTAAAAACTTTAACAAACGCTAAACAATGAACGGAGTAAAATTCATAAGAAAAAGTGGTGGCTTAGGGCGTGAACTCGCAGGTGAAGACCATATCTCTGGGCTCATCGTCTATGGCGAAGCAGCCGTTGCCCCTACCTTATTACTTTCGGTAGAGGAATTAGCAGGCAAGGCTATTACTCACACAGCGAACCCCGTATTGCACTATCATATAACCGAGTTCTTTCGTATCAATGAAGGGGCAAAGCTATACGTGCAATCAGTAGCAAGTGCCGACGGTAATTATACCGAAGTAAAAACCCTGCAAGCATTCGCCCAGGGCAAACTCCGACAAATCGCCGTTTGCGACTTCAAAACCGAACTTTCGGACTTAGACAACGCCCTTAGCAAGCTCAACGCTATCGGCAAGGAGTTAGCCAAACGTATCACCCCTGCAAGCCTTTTGTATAGCTTTAAACTAAAAGCCGAAGATATTGCTAACCTCCCCGATTTGCACACCAAAAGTGCCGAACTCGTGAGCGTGGTTATAGGTCAAGATGGTGCAGGGCGAGGAAACTATATCGCACAAACTACCCCTGCAGTAGGTTGTATAGGGGCTGCCCTTGGAGCCCTTTCCAAAGCCAGCGTACACGAAAGCATTGGCTGGGTAGAAAAGCAGAACTTAGTGAGTATAGCTTACGATAAAGCCCTTACAGGCGACACCTTGCAAGCTCTTGAGTTAGATGTCCCTGCTTTAGCAGACAGTACCAAGCTCAGTAGCCTAACCCCTGCACAAGTAGAAGCCTTGCACGGCAAAGGGTATATTTTCCTTACTCAATATGCAGGCAATGCAGGCACCTACTTCAATGATAGCTTTACGGCAACAGCCACCACAAGCGACTTTGCCTATATAGAGAATAACCGCACCATCGACAAGGCTATCCGTGAACTCAACCGTGTACTGGTACCTAAGATTTCAGGCCCTGCCTATATTGACCCCGATACAGGCAACCTGCAAACAGCAACTGTCTCGGCTATTAGTGCCCTTTGTGAGGAGCCTTTAGATGCAATGAAGCGCAATGGTGAACTCAGTGGGTACAAAGTCTATATCAACCCACGCCAGCGTATTTTGCAAACCTCCAAATTGGAGGTAGTACTCAAAATAGTACCCGTAGGCACTATGCGTGAGATAGAAGTAGCTATCGGCTTTGCCCTATCAGTGTAATCCTCACCTAACCCCTCCCAAAGAGGGGAACTTATAATGTAAAATAACTAATTAACCCCGCTACCCCGTGCGGATTG